GACCCACGGCAGGCTCTATGGCGGCCCAGCAGCTGCAGAAGGTGCTCCAGGATGGTACGACCTCGCCAATCTCATTCTTCGAGAGACTTGGCTGCTCGATGATAACCAGGTTCCTTAATTGTCCGGCGCGCATCAGAAGCACCTGTCCTGCCAGAGCAGGGCATCCACGCTCAGAGGCGCAGGGTAAAGCTGCGACTGCGAAACGGCCTCTCTGTTCTCGTAATAATGTCCGATCAGCAGTTTCATAGCATAGAGGGCTTTGACCGGCACATCCTCTACCGCGTCACCGTAACCGCAGATGAAGGTGATGCAGAGGCCATTTGTCGGCCTTAAGGCTGTCGAGGGCCAGGACTTGCCATAGTTGAGTGAGAGGCGGCCTGGCTGGGATTGGGTGTCCACGTAATAGTTGCTGTCAAGCAGGGTGTATTCAAGGTTGGCCGTGTCGTAATACTTGATTGAGGACACGGACTGCAGAGGTGGCCAGGGGAGGTAGATATTATCTATGTCCGGAAACTTGTCCAGCCACAGTTCCCAGGTCTGCGTAATGTAGGCCCGTCGCTGGAATCCCTCGCAATACTGCCGCGCTGCAGAAATCAGAGACGAAAGCAGGGCGTCTTCAGCTATGCCAGTGTCCAGACGCAGGTGCAGCTTGACCTCATCGAGGCTAAGGGGCTCAATCGCCGGGGCGACAGTCTGCCTCAGAGCCACATCTGTCCTCGCTTAATGAAGATCCCATATTCAATGATCATTTGATGTTTATGCCTCGCTTGAGCTTGTCCTCGACCGGTTTGGGCGGCGCCGGACGGCCGCACTGGACGCATACCAGCTGACCGTTACATTGTCGATAGTATTTACACTTGCAGACCGACTTGGAGGGCGTTACGGGCGTTACATTTGAAGCTGTAACGCCCTCGCCCTTATGTTTGTCACGGTAACGCCGCACCCTTTCGCGGATCTGCTCGCGCTCTTTATCCGTGCTCATGCCGTGATATCCAGCCAGATCACCAGCAGCTTGTCACCAGTGGTGTTTGTTCCATCGGTGTTATTGATCTTGCCAGCCCCTGCCGTGAACTCACTGGTCAGGTCGGCTACATCGTCCAGGTGGCCATCAGCTACAAAATGCAGGACGGATACCAGCTGATCACCAGCAGTTATTCCAGTCACGGTATGGTCTCCGGCAGCACCTCCGGCAATCCAAGCTACTTTCAAGAATCCGCCAGCCAATTTTCCCTTGGAAACAGCAGCAGCGCCTATCTTGGTCTCGGTGACTGCGCCGGTTCCGATCTCTGATTCAACGATATCGCGGACGGAGTTCCAGGTCGGTGAGGCTTTGGTGTTGGTGTTCTGGTAGACCTTCTTGTTGGTTGTATCGATCAGCAGATCGCCGGGCTCAGCAGATCCGGCCAGCGTCCCTTCGGTGCCATCCGTGGGAGCGCCGGCATTGGTCCACAGATGCTGGGTCGGCTCGGCCTCGGTGGTGTATTTGGTCCAGGTGGGCGAGGCTTTGGTATTGGTATTCTGATAAAGGTTGCCGTTGGCGTAATCGATGAGCAGGTCTCCGGGGTCGGCTACTCCGGCCAGGGTGCCGGAGGTGCCGCTCGTAGGTATGCCGTTATTCATCCAGGGTCGCTTGGTGGCGCCCTCGATTACATTGCCGCCTTGTATGATGGGCATATTTTTCCTCCTGAATAAGAGTTGGGCGGGCACCAGGCCCGCCCATCTGGTTTAGATGCCGGTCACTTTGCAGAAGGCCTTGGGCCTAAAGTGCACTACCGTGCAGCGCATGTCTGCGCGGATGGCCTGCTTGCCGGCGATGAAGTAGGTGTCATGGCTGTCGGAGATCTTGATATCCAGCCCGCGCCGCATGTAAAGGGCGGAATACTGGCCGTAGGCTCCCACGATGCCGGTATTGGCCACCACGGCCATGGACAGCACGACGCGGATGCCCCACATCCTTTCGATGCCTGGGTCCAGCGGGCTGCCGAAGATGTAGATACCGTCGGAAGTCCTGAGCAGGCGTATGTCCTGCCAGTCAGCCGGGTTCATGAAAACGACGCCGGGTTCGGCGAAGCCAACGGTGCGGACCAGTGTGAAGGCCTTGTAGAAGGCATCCGGCGTCGGGTCGGCGCCCTTGGCCTGGGTCTGTATGCCGGACACATTTAGTGTGCCCATCAGGTTGGGTGGTGTGCCGTTGCCGTTGAGTATCTGGGAATCGAGCCTGGCCTCCAGCATGTAGGCCAGCCGGTTGTTGATGTAGGCGGCCATGCTGGGTACGTCCTCCAGCTGCTCATCGGTTACGGGCAGCCAGACGGCGATCTTCTCGACCGGTACGCTGCGCTCGGTGAAGGCCAGCGCTGCCTCGCCATATGTCCCAGCCTCAGCAGTCTCAGCGGCGTTGTTGGTGAAGGTGGTCTCCTCCATGTACTTGATGGCAGCCTGGGAGGTGGGCAGCACAGGCAGCAGGTCAGCGACCATCAACGGCCGCACCGCGTACTGCTCCACCCTGGGGATGCGCACGCTCTCCGGAGCGAAGCCGGCTGTGCGCTCAAACAGGGTTTTGATGTCTACGTCCAGGCTGGATGTCTGGCCCTTGCTTTTAAGGGCCGCGCTCTCCATGACCATCTCGCCCAGGGATTTGCGGGCTGCTGGTGAAGGGTCGGCCTTGGGTACCGGCTGTGCGTTGGCCATCTCGTCGGCGCGTTTGCGGCTCTCAATTAGCTGATTGGCCTGGTCGCGCTTCTTGCCCAGGTCGTCCAGTTCGGCATTCATGGCCTTGATGGCATCGACCTTGGCAGCTGTGTCACCGCTCAAGGATTTGACCTTGGACATATCCATGTCCGGTCCAGCCTCCTCGAATATATCGTGGAGGACTTTGGATTTGGCTACAATAGCCTCATTAAGTTCTTTAAGGTTCAATTGTTGACCTCCGTTTAATTCAGATTGCGTAATGTCCTGGAAAATGCCAGGTACAGGCTGCCGACCACGGATTTGCTGGCCGTATCAGTCTCGTCCAGTAGCGTCTGCAATTCGGCAGACAGGGTATTTAACTGAGACTGCAGGTCTTTAATCCGATTGCGGTTAGCCTGGGATAAGGTGCGGCCTTCCTTGCGCCTAAGATCGGCAAGCGATTTTGAGCGCTCAACCACTCCAACGACAGCAGCAAGCGCCGTCTCGAAATGCTGAGCGAAGGGAGCACCGTCGTCTTCTTTGATAGCCAGGGTAGCCGTTCCTACGCCGGCACCCTTTAATACTGGCGATATCTCAACAGGGTCGACAGATTCCAGGATCCTCACCTGTTTGCCGTCGATCTCCTCCATGTTCCATTTGACCGGCCAGAAGCCGTAGCTCCATTCCTGCAGGCTGCCGGTGAATTTGACCGCCTCATAGTGCTCACGGCCGGAAGCGGAATTAAGATTGAACTGGCCTTCCGCGATCACGGCATCGCCGATCTCCCTGATCACGGCCTTGCCCACAGGGAGGGCGCCTTGCCATGAGCCGTGCTGATAGGCAGAGATGAGGAGTTCCTTACCGGTAGGGAAGGCGCCGGATTTAGTGAGGTCGCCGTCGCTGTCAACCACGTTGAGCGTGGCAATCTGCGCGGTAAAAGCCCCTTCCTGTGCCTCTTTGAACTGTATTTTTATCGATTTGTGTTCCATGTGGCCTCCAATAAAAAAGGCGCTCACATCGAGCGCCTTCGTGGTATGTTTATAAGATATGGCTGACCTTTATTTACACAAATGTGATGTCTGCGACCATACTGTTTATACAGATGGCCCTAATGAATTCTCTCGCAATGAGAAAGGTGACTTTGTCCAATTGATGCATCCGGTTGATATTGACAGTGCCAATATATTCGGGCTTAGCGCAAATATGTAATGCACCGATTGTGCCACTAACAGTGTAGTCAGAATAGTGGAGTTTATGCATCCCGAGGACATACCGTCGCTGGTATGGAGTGGCCGTTGGGAACCCAAGGATGATTACAAAGATGGGACAACCCCAAAATGTCCTTCCTGTGGTAGTAGCCGCATGATACTTCAGGGTGATGAAGTTGAGATCTTGAGGTGCCCAAAATGCAAGAAAGTCACCCTAAAGAGCGAGCATTACGCATAGACCTAATCTGGCCATTTAGGAAGCAGTATCTAGATGTTAACAACGATTGTCGGACAAGAACGAATAACAAAGCAGTTAATAGACAGCATAGATCATTTTCTAGAGGCTACTAGTGCGAGGACGCCTCCCACTATTAACAGTGGACCTCCCAAAAGATAACCCCCTGAGATGGCAATGAATCCGGCTATTCCACTTAGAAGCATAATGATGCCTGCTATTTTAGGCTTTGCCATAGCCATCGCTCCTCCAATTATTCCAACAAGCGAAATTGGAATAGCTGCCCAGCCCAACCCCACTACAGTTTCTGCGCCACTGGCTTTAAAAGCGCTTCCTATCCCACCAACGACTAATGCAAAGATTGCTCCCATAAAACCGGCAAGTCCACCTATAATGCCTAATATTAACGCAGCTATTTTAAGACCACTGTTTCCTCTGGTTTTTATATGATTTTGATATGTCTGTTGTTGCGGAGCTTGGAATGGTTGCTGAAACTGCGGTTGCTGAAACTGCTGTTGATACTGTGGTGGTGACTGATACTGTGAAGTTGGAGGTGGTGGCTGTGGTTGTTGCCACTGTAATCCATTGCCACAACGGGAACATCCCGGCTGACCATAGGCTACATTGTTACCGCAATAAGGACACTGATACCAGTGCTGCATTAAAACCCCCTGTCTATCATGACCACTTCCTCTGGCATATCTTCACTACGGTCGAATAATTATCATGACGGTTATCTGCGAAGTTATTTGAGCGAACATCCTGATAAAGTAACATTCATAAAATAACCGCTCTGTTTGCCTTGTATTGTCACAGTTTGCCCCTTGGACAATTTGGCTAATTCTGACTCAGCTCCTTTGTCAAAGAAACACTGCACTCCCACGAGTGAATATTTCCCACCATCGCCGATAACAACATAGGGGTTGCTCAATATATCTTTACCAATTGAACTAACGACGCCAGTGACCAATAGGATTTTACCTTCGTATTGCACATCAGCTGCCACTTGGTTAGCTTCATAGGCTTTGTATAAAGCGCCAGCACTCACTTGAATTGCCTGGGCTGTCGGAGTCTTAGGAACATTTGGACTGGACGTAGTTGGAGTTTGAGATGGGTTAGACGTGGACGATTTCGAACCGGAGTTTATACAAATGGCGCAAGAACCTATACATAGAAGTAATCCACCTGCAATAATGCCAAATACAATTTTCCCTGTGTTTGACTTTGGTTTTTCGGGTTCTTGCGGAAACCGAGGAGGATGTTGTTGGAATTGTTGAGGAGCTTGGTCTGGCTTTTGATACTGCTGCTGGTACTGTGGTGTTGACTGATAGTGTGAAGGCTGTACTGGTTGTGGTGGTGGTTGTGGTTGTTGCCACTGTAATTTATTGCCACAACGGGAACATCCCGGCTGACCATAGGCTACATTGTTACCGCAATAAGGACACTGATACCAGTGCTGCATTAAAACCTCTTCCTTTCCATCTGCCTTTATTATTTCGAACAAAAACATTATAGATGAGCAGTCAATAAATGTGAAGTTCTAGTAGAGGATTTTGCGTTCTAGTGTAGTGCTTCCAACATATCGTTAGTTATGATATGCTGGTCACTACACCACAAAATAGAAAATGCACTTGGTAGCGAACATATTGAACCTGAGAGCCAACTTTTGTGGTGTGTTTCGATTCCGTATCAATTGATCCATTTTCAGCCTAGCAGGGTCACTTATACTCCTTTTGTTCGTTTGTTCTTAATAATTGCAAAGCCGGCACCATATTTAAAGGGTTTAAATAAATATCGCCTTCATTACTAGGCAGAGGGTTCTGGTTTTCCAACTCTCTGATATCATTTGCCGACAACCATCCCCATTGACGGCCCGTGGCATAAGCCTGATAGCGTGCCTGAATATTCCCTCTGAGTAATCCATCGACTAAGAATTCGGCAAAATAGTCTGCCCTCTCATCAGGGTTGAGCAGCTTCTGGTTGATCGACTGCTCCCAGCGGACCAGCCAGGGACGCATGGTGTAGACCACGAATTCCAGTGCCTGCTCCTCTATGTTGGAGAAGGTGGCTCGGTCAAGGTCTCCGATCATGTGGGGCGGTATGTGAAAGAATGAGGCTATCTCGTTACGCTGGAACTTGCGGGTCTCCAGGAACTGAGCATCGTCCGGCGGTATGCCGATCTTGCTCCACTTCATACCCTCTTCCAGGATGGCCAGCCGGTGCTGGTTGGACAAGCCGGAGTGCATCTCGTTCCAGGATTTACGCAGGTTGTCCTGTGCTTCCTTGGAGAGCTTGGCCGGGTGCTCAAGAACACCGCCCGGAGCCGCGCCGTTGCCAAAGAACCTGGCGCCGAACTCCTCCGTGGCCAGCGATAAACCGATGGCTTCACGTGCCAGTGTGATGGGAGGATAGCCGACAAGCCCGTCAAAGCCCAACCCAGGGATATGCCAGACGCGGTATGCAGGCAGGGTTACCATTGCTGCACTGTTCGGTAAGTAATATTTGTAAATAATCTGGTCGTTCTCTCTCCAAACCTGCATCCTATCCGGCCGTAATGGCCAGAGCGCCTTAACTTTTGTGTAGTTGTCCCATTCAATCTCGGCATAGGCGTTGCCCCAGGTAACCAGATGCGCCATCAAAGTCTCGCGGAAGGTAAAGCTGTTCATCTCTGGATTGGGTATATCGTGCAGTATCTGGAAAAGAGGATGTTCAATTGCCCTTTGTTTGCCTCGTTCCAACCTCTTGTACATATGCAGCGGCAGGGACGCCAGTGTTTCAGATAAGATGCGCACGCAGGCGTAAACCGTTACAACCGAAAGCGCGGTGGTTTCTGTAACACTGGCGCCGGTGTTGCTCCTGCGCCAGTAGAGGTTAAGCGGGTCATCCACCCTATTAAGGGAGTTGCCAACTGATTTACCGAGCAGCTTCTTTAAAAACGGTATCTTCATATAACTGTCAGTCCCTGCGTTTCATACATCGATGTCTCGATCAGGTTGCTGTGCCGGCTTGCTCGGTCGATGGACATGATCAATGCCACCATGCCGTCTATCTTCTGGGTCGATTTCTCCTTGTCAGGCTTGAGGTTGCCAGCGGGATCCATGCGCACGACCAGGTTATCGCAGTTCCATCTCAGCA